AGGGAGTGGATGTGTAGTATCGCCCTTCGGCATCAATGCTTGAATCAGTGCCACGGTTTGCGCTCGTACTGGTTAGCAATAGATCAACAGTGCCAGTGGTTAGCGGGTCTCCAGCATTGTCAAGCAGAGCGCCGTGGGCAATGCCACGGAGCAAACTTCCAGCCGGTAAGTACAATCCGGAATCTGTACCACCATTGACATCGAACGGGTCATTCAAGTCTGGTGGGAAGTTACCGTTGATGCGGTCAAAGAGAGTCTGTGCAACGATAGTGCCTTGTGCTAGTTGATGCCCGTATGCAAAGTCTGTCCCTGATGTTGCGTTAGGCGTGGCAAGAATACCGCCACCTCTGAGCCATGTACTGTAGCCAGTGACACCATTCAAGAAACAATCCCTAAGCGGTGGCTGGCTAACCGAGCAGGTAGCACCAGATGGATATGGTACGGAGTTTGTTGCAGTCCAGCCGGGATGCCTGACAATGCTAGCATCTGATGCGTTTATCTGGTCACACAGCTCGCTGATTGTAACCGGATCTATAGTGTATGACGTTACCCCTGTAGCACCGCCTACAGTCTTGCTCCACCAGACATCTGATTCCTCTTCCATCCTGCCATCACGGTCTTGTTGCCAGAAACGTCTGCCGTAGTAGTAGGTGGTTGTGTCTGCCTCTGAAACGATAGCAGGTGTGATGCGTTCAAACTGTGCCGTAAATGAATCAGGGACATAAGTGCTGTCTGTGTTGGTGTAAACCAGCGTGGTAGTACCGATGTCAATGCTTCCTGTTTGCACTCGTAACCGCTGGCAGGACGTGATGCCCCAGTAAGCTGAGTCTACGCTTTCGCTTCCTGCGTAGCTGCTCGATGCTGTGTTTTTCCGTGGGTACGGGTTGTCCTTGTCATCGGTTGCCGGAATACCGCCAAGGCTCCACGTATCAGGAGAGCATAGGTCTAGTGTAACGGTACTGTATGAGGTCGTAGGAGCCACAACCTGCCATCTTTTCCAGTTGCCGTGGTAATCGGTCAACTCGATGGTTCCCGTTGCGTTAGTGCCTGATTGCGCTTTTATCTGTATCTGTAGATATCGATAACCAGACATTCCTTCGTATGGTGCGTAGGTTCGATCGTTACCTGTACCGCTTATGCTTCGGTTATTCGTCTCAGAGATAGACCAGCCATTAAAGCGCCAACCACGAAACAACACACGGTTATCGGTGCTACTGTCTCCGTTGGTTGTTAGACCACTGCCGGAGAGTTCAGCCGATATCCACGCTGGTACATCGTCTGCTTGAGTGGTTAGCGTGTCTGTGCCGTATGTAGGGTCAACAAGTACGGATGTAGTGCTGTAGTCCACAAAGGTGTCAGATCCACTGTATGAGCCACCAGAAGAGCCTACAGTACGGGTTCCACCATCATAGCCAGTAACCACAACGTTGAGGGCATCAGGATAGGCTCCCTCCCAAGCACGAATCCTACCGGCAATAGAGACATTACGATCGAGACAGGAAGAAGTACCAATGTCAGCTGATGCCGTGCTAACAATGCCAAAGCCGTCGGTTTCACCAAGAACGCTTAGACTCCATTCGGTGGCGCTCTGATTATGGAAAGTATGAGCGTGTGCAATGTTGTGTACGGCTGTACCGTTGACCTTGACAAGGCTTACAGAAAAGTCATGCCGACTGTTACCGGAGCTGAAGCCGTATGCATCAAGCGTTGCAGTGTAGTTAGCCGTTTGCCTAGATGATGCAGCAGCCGAAACGCTCACAGCACTACCACCAGCAGATAGGCTACAAGCCGCTGTAGCGCCCGATGTGGTCTTTTCGTACCAAGTGTAGGAGGTTAGGCTGGGGAAACGTGTTGGTGCGCTAGATGAAGAAAAGCCAGCCTCGGCAATGTCCCAGAGCTTGTCCACGCTAACGGATGCAGAGAAATCACCGGCACAGGTTGCGCTTACATCCTTGTAGTTTGTCCCACCTGTCTCGCTTCCAGATGCCAGCACCTTGTAACTCGTTGAACTGCTACCGTGCCCATTGTTTACCGTGATGTTTGCCCTAAGCTCCCAAGACCATGCAGAACCTGGAGAAGGTGCTACCACTGTACTTACAATGGCAAGACTACCGGAAAAGCCTAGATGCCCACCAAAGGTGAAGTTTGTGTAGTGTGTATCGTAGTCAGGTTCGAGCGGTTGAGTTGCGAATGGATTCCAGATACGCACCAAGACATTCTGGGTGTGGCTCATTGTGAGCGTGGCAGTTCGTGTGCCGTCAAGATATGCCATTAGGAAACATCCACCGCACGATAGACAGCCCGGCGAACATTGAATAAGGTGCTGTTACCTGCTACGTTCTCCTGCTCAAAATCAATCGATGGAATAGCGATGATGCGGTAGACACCTTGCGCTGTTACGCCATCGGGCTGATAGAGCTGAATCACATCACCAAGCCACAATGGGCGATTGTTACCGCTGAGAATCAAAAGGTCTGATTCCCACTCGATCATCGTACGCCCCGGTGTAAGCCTGCTAAAAAGAATCTGTGCAGCTGTCTGCACTGCATCCGCTGTGGTTAGTGAAGGGTCACGGTATTGGAAAGGTACAGGCCTGCCCCTCCAGTTTCGAGGACGGCTTGCAGGTGGCGTGTCTGCAATCTCGGCAGCACCATCAATCTGTGTATACGGTATCCATATGCCAGTGTTAGGGTCTTGTCCGATGACAGTAACCTGTGTGGCTTCTGGTGGCTCGTAATAACTTGACAGTTTGCGTATCACCCGCTTTGGTTGGAGGTCTGCCGGTACTCCAGCCGCCGCTGCCGCCGCAGTGCTTTGATACAGGTTCATTGCAGGTGTAGTTGATGCCGAGGCTACATCAAGCCAGCGGTAGAAGTATCCAGCCGTGTCAGGTATCCACCCGGTAATCCACGTGGCGTAATAGTCCTGCTTTATCTTCTCAAGGTATGAACCAACCGTATCGCCGTAATCTGGCGCAAGTGTGTACTGTCCTTTTGAAATATTGGTTGTATACGGAAGGTCAAGGAGTGGCGTGTCTCCGTAGTAGTAGATGTTTGCATCGTAGCCAGCAATCAGCATTAGGTCAATAATGGCATTAATGGCAGCAACACCGTCATAAGGTACGCATTCAACAATCCAAGCAAGGTCAAAATCTCTGCTACGGTCTACGCCGTTCCATCGATACGTTGCCCATTGGTAGGTTGTGTCCCTGTCCAAGTACTCAATCTTAGGTGGTTCAAGCGTCCCTCGGAAAAGGTCGATGTAGACAGGCGTAGGTGTCGTGTCATCACCAAGAGCAACCCTGATTGTTCTGTCACTGGTCACCTGTGGCTGTTCTACGCCAGCATCGACAATCTGCTTTGCAATGGCTGATAGGTCACAAGTAGCCTTGCCTTGCTCATCTACTGACAAGCTTAGAGTCTTGATGTATTCGGTAACGTCAACCGTGCCATCATAAGTAGCGGTAAGTTCCGGATCGTAATAAAGGTCAACAGATAGAATGCCGTTTGAACCAGTGCCTGCACCAGTAAATGCAACCTTACCTCTAACCTGACTGATTGAACCGTTAGGCGTGTACGTTGTCCCATCAGTTTTTACTACAGATGGTGTATATCCAAACGTGCCATTACCCATAATCTCAACGGATGTTAGATTGGCAAAAGTTGCTCCAGTTGGCGGTGCATAACGTAACTGCTTTATCGGCGTTAGGACGTATCCGGATGTTTCATAAAAGACCCTAGAAACCTGCACCGTTGCTTGACCAGTAGGCACAAGCCAAGAAAATGCGGCATTAGGCAAGATGGTATTTGCAATCAACGGGTTTAGGTCTTCAAAGACATGGCTAAAGTTAGACCCGTTTGTGCTTGCTACGATTATCTCCCTACGTCTACCGGGGATAATCATGAAGCTCACAAAGTCCGACCGCTGGCTTTTAGGGCTTTGAGTACCTACGTTAGGTTGTACGTTTGAATCACCACGATCGTAAGTACCAACGACTATGCCATTCTTCAGAACTTGTGCAGCACCGTCAGCCGCAAACCAAACCTCTACGCTTCCTGCCGAACCTACACCCCACCCACACTTAATAATGATGCTCTTATCGGAATCTTTCAGTCCTGGGACATACATGGAAACATAAGCACCGGTGTTAGCCGCCCATGCCGTCGTAAGCGTAGCCCGCTCAGTAACGTCCAAGGATTGCAGGTAATAATCCCCGGACGCTTTGATCTGGATGTTCTTCCACTTAGCCGCCGTGGTTAGCGTGTAGTCAGACTTTTGGTACCGGGCATAGTTACCGCTGTATGTGGTTGCCCATGCCGATGTGACTGGTAGAGGAGCAAGCATAACCGTAAGCGTTGCAGGGTCTTGCCAGACATTGGAGGAGTAGTACATATCCCACTGCGTACCATCGCCTGCAATAGCCAAACGCCCCTTCTGGGGGCGTGGCTCTGGTACATCGAACTCAACCAACAGTGGATGCGTTGTAGCCATTAGAACCGCCTCATGTAACCCGGTACGCCGTTCCTGCGTCCCTCGTCCCGTATGGTACGCCTTACGGCTCGTTCAAGGTCAGTGCCAGCAGGAATCAAACCATTACCGAATGTTCCAACAGTGCGACCAGCTGCACCAACTTCTGCGGCTGTTAGCCCCATGGCTGCAATCTGACCACCACCGAGGGTTTGTTTTCTGAGCGTCAAAGCATCTGCGCTTGTCTTGGTATTGTTAGCAATACGTAGAAGCAGGTCACTTGTGGTGCTTTCACCTTGAGTCTTTCCGGTTTCAGCGATTGCACCAACTGGCCCTTCAGGCTTTACCGCTCCTGTTGCAGTTTCGGGCAGGTTTGTCTCGCCAACCTTTTTCATGATGTCATCAGCAAACTTTTGACTTTCGGCAAAAACCTTGCCAAAGTCAATGCCTGCCATAATGTCGGTGGTTGATCTAAAACCGTACCTGCCTTCGAGGTCTGCCATTTCACGGGCGGCACGTTCTTTTGAATATAGACCACTACTTTCAAAAGACCGAATGTTTCCTGCCTTGCGAGAAAACTCGTTGTATCGCTCGTCCTTAGTCAAACCAAGCTCAGCCGCTAACTGCCTTGCTTGTGCAAAAATGTTTTGGAATAACTTACCGACATTCTCGAATGTAGAAATAAGAATCTGCGGAATATTAGCAATGAACGCAGATACAGAGGACAGAATCTTGTCCATAGCGGCTTGCATATCACCGCTTTTCAGAATGTCTGTAAAACCCTTGAATGGTGAAAGGAACCTAGTAACCAAATCATCCATCGCACCACTCTTGGTTAGTTTGTCTAAGAACGTGGCAAGGTAATCAGTGATTGGAGTAACAACCTTTATGATGCCAGCACCAAGAGAGCGCATAGCACCTTCCCACTTATCCTGTAGGGTTGCAAGCTTGGCTTCCGTGGTGCTTGCCATCTTATCCAAGATGGTTGAATACTTGGTATCGATGATTCTAGTAAGTGCATCAAACGTCTCTCTTGCGCTTGATAGCAACGATCCACCCGCATCAAACTTGATACCTTCAGCCGCAAACATTGACTTTGATAAACCGAATGCAGATAACTGCTCGATGTCTGGGAAGTTACCAGCGGCAAGCCTACCAAAAAGGTTGACTAGGCTTTTTAGGTTTTCCTCACTTGCACCGAATGCCGCACCAAGGTTGGCAAGGCGTGGCAGAATCGCCTCAGTCTTTAGACCGAATGCTTCGAGCTGTGTTGCCGCTGTAGCAAGTTGATTGAATGTAAACGGTGAAGGCTCTGCAACTTTGCGAACCGTATCTAGAACCTTGGCGGCACGTTCACCACTACCGGTAATAGCAGTCAATCGCGCATTGAGTGATTCAAAGGAAACAGCAGAATCAAATGCACCTTTAGCCAACATCCCAAGACCAGCCGTACCGGCAAGGGCTGCAACCTGTACGCCCATACTCTGGGTTAGTGCTTGCCCTGCTGACCTAGCAGAACTAGCGACAGACTGTAATCCGGTTTTTGTTTTGTCAAGCGCAGATTGCAGTTGACCTTGACCGGTTACACCTAGTCGTACGCTGAGTTCTGCTATCGTCATAATATGCCCCGCATGGCTTTCGCCAGTTCTACCTCTTGCTTTTCAAGGTCTTGACCGATGAAGGCAACCTCAAATATTTGGTCAAGCGTAAGGTCTACTTCAGAAGGATGTCGGTGCAGGAACTTGACGCAGTAATAAGCGACAACAGCCCCCACACCGGTTAGGCGTTTTTTGCTTCGTCAACCTCTGCGACAATGTTCGTTACAAGGAACTTATCAACGAACGCTTCGTACAGGTGAAAGAATGCAAAACGGTTGCTACGGGATAGGTCAGCAAGCGCACGAATAGGAGCAATCTCGCCCGGATCATCAGCCTCGGCAACGTAGCACCGAGCAATGATGGAAAGATTGACCAACATACCGTGGTTCATTTCAGGATATGCAATCTGTAACGCTTTGAGCGCAGTGCCATCCGGAAAGATATCTGCAGCTTTAGGCTGGCGGAAGCGGACAATCGCTCCTTCACCAGCCCACTCGCTGAGGTCTACTTCTAGGATTCCGTGATTGGCTTCAGGCTCAACCGCCTTGATGGCTTTGATACCCATTATGCAGATGTCCAAGCGGTAGCAACACCGTTAGCACCCAGAGTGATTGTAGCCGTCTCGGTTACTGCTTCACCGTTGGAAATGCTGATTCCTGTAGCGGTAACGATGCCAACAAAGGTCTTTGCGGTGAGTGCGCCTGGAGTAATAACCACTTGGCAGTAGTAGCCCTCTTTATTGAAGAAGACAGGGGAACCATCAGCCTGTGTCGTGCCATCTACCAACAGTTCGATTTCAAGTGAACCGGATGCCTTGGTAACCTGCATCTTCTTGGTTGTGTCACAGAGTGCCGAAAGGTCTGCTGTGTCTACGCTTGTGGATGTTCGCACGGAACGAGCCAAACAGGTGTAAGTGTTAGCGGTGAAAGCCGTCGGTGCGCCATCTTGGAAACCACCGAAAGCGATGGTCACGGTACAGTTTTCACCGACCAGACCGAACGATTTTGTAAATGCCATTGTCTACTCCTACTGCTGTGTGAGGCAGCGATAGACCGCTGTCACCCCGTAATCCGTCCGACCACCATCAGATAAAGCAAAGGTTTGATCCGTTGAAACCCGCCGTACATAAAGCCTTGGGGTCGTGCTGGTTACCGTCTGATTATCCAAAAGTGTGTCAATGCGAGACATGATGGTTTGTATCCTACTCATGCTCATCGCACCGCTTTCAGTATCCCACACGGTTATTCGATAGTTTGGATAGGTGAAAGCCCTGCCACCGCACAGCGTATCTTCATCATCTGCACCAGCACCGTTACGGCTAAAGACCACGTAAGGCACTTGTACAGGCTTCCGGCTGATTGGGTCAAGCTGTGGTGCTACCGTGTTATAGATGCCCATCTGGTAACCATCAGGCTTGTTATCAATGGCAAGTAGACCAGAAAGTGTAGCATCACCGCTTAGGGTCTCGTAAATCCATTGTTCTATTACGGCTGGTTCGTATGCCATTACTTACCCCTTAGTACAGACTTAACCGCTCGTTCAAACTGTGGACGAATAGACATAAGTGCTGGTTCCATAAATGGACGAGGCGGGACGCTATTACCGCCTTTAGATGTCCAACCGAGTTCAAGTGGTGCGGCATACTTTGCGATAGCAGAAACCTCCGCCGTTGAAGCGTTTAGCATCCGGTGCATTATGCTGTTTGCAAGATAGCCAGTGTCAGTATTCGGTGGAGTACCTGGAGGGCTTGAGTAATGGTTTCCATATTGCCTATAGTTGCCACTACTTTTCATAATGCTGTCTTTTGCGTTCGCTTCCACGTCTGCCGCAGCTTTACCCACAATCATTGTTACAGTGCGTAGATTCGCCTTGTAGCGGTCTATAGGCACTGTCTTTAGGCTTACACTTATACTCACGGAGCCAAGACCTCGATTTCAAGAGGGCCAAACCTGCGTACATCTGTACCAACCGTGAAGGATACAGTAACCCTGATGTTAGCCGCAGTGCCGTACGCCGCAGGATTCAGGATGCTCAGGATACCTTGTGCGCTGTACTGCTTCGTGAGCGTAACGCTTCCAGATGCAAAAGTATAAGCCGCCCCGGTAGCGATGTTGGTATAGGTAATGCCAAGCGTACCCGTAGTGATGTCTACAGGGCTTCCCAGTTCGTCCACCAAGCGTACTACATAGGAGTGCCAGTCTCCGACCCATGCGGAGACTTGCACGACCTGCTGAGGGTCTTCAGTCAAATCAAATATCAATGCCATTAGATATCCCTCACATAGATCCGCAGAGGTCCGAATATCTGCGTATCGCTTGCACCCGTTGTGCGTGTAATCGTTGTAGTGTAAGTGCCCGGCACATTCGTTACCGTCGTGTCAATGGTAAAGGTAGCACGTCCATCAGCTGCATAGGTTGCCGTACAGGAGTAAGTATCAACCAGCGATGCACCAGAGTTATAGACCTTAGCCGTAACCGTTGCGCTCGTGATGTCAATGCCGTTACCGTTGCCATCTACACACTGGATATCTACGCCGTGCTGTGCGCCCTTCTGAATGTCCAGCGGATCAGATGCTCCAAGACCGTCAGCCTTGACCTCAAAAGGACCCATGCGAACAAGAGCGGCTGATGTTACAGGAGTTACCAGTTCTGCACTCATGTAGTCTGTACCGTTGTGAAGCAAAGCACCTTCAAGCTCATCCGCAGCACTAGTGCTACCGCTGATGCTTGCCACGTTACTGTTCTGGATTGCGTATCCAATCGAACCGGCGGTGACATAAGAGGAACCAACAGCATCAAGAACAGCCGAGGCAGTCTGTGCAGATGTCAAGCCACCAGAGGACAACTTGACCGTCATTACCGCACCGTTTGTACCGCTTGCACCACGCACCACGATTGTCACATCATCAGCACCAGCAGCCAAAGCAGCATCAGGTACGTCGAGGCGATAAATCCCCGGCATGTTGGTTGCGTCTACCTCGGCAAATCCACCAGATGTCCACGCCTGAGCGATAGTACGGGCTACTAGAGGGATGCTTACAGATGCAGTGCGTGTGCGGTTGTAGCGGGCTGAGAGACCAGCGGTGGAGGCTGTAAGACCTGTAGCACCGAGGTACAGTTCGATGGACTGTGATGTTGAGCCGGGTGCGATTGTAATGGTTGAGGCGTTGCGCTCGATACCACCACTGTATCCAATATTTGTAGGGTTATTTGTAATTACTCTGTATGTGCCAGCACCTGCATCCGGGCTTGTACCAGTCCACGTTACGCCATACATATCAGTAGCAGGTGCGCCGCTTGCTGTACCAAATGATGCATTTGAACTGACAAGAGTACTGGTAAACGGCTGTAGGTTATTGATTCCAGTTAGTAGAGAATCGAATAGGTCAACCCCAGAAAGTCCCCCAGTGGTTGAGTTTGTGTTTACAGTTACATTAGACAATGATGCAGTCGTAAACCTGTTGTAATTTGAGATGACTTTGTTTGCAGTTGTGTCACTATGTAATGCAATAGCAAAGAATAAAAATAGACAGTTTGAAACAACCAGCGGATTACTTGTACTGTATGCACCGAACCAGTTAACTCCGTAGTCTCCACCAAAGAATGTACAGTTTCGTATATTCCCACCACCAGCATTTGCATTACCATTACTCAGTTCGATGCCCCGAATAATGCCACTTGTGAACAATGGAAAAATCAAACAATCCTCAATAACAAATGGATTGTTATAGGCACTAGTATGAGATCCAACATTGAAGTTAATTATTGGTCTTCCAGCTAATAAAACGCATTTAGACCACGTATGTGACAGCGGTTTTGTAGGGCCGTTGTTTGCAGTTTGAATACTGCCAATAAATACACACTTGGTAAACGTAATGTATGTACACCCATCCAAAGTCAACAATGTTGATTTTGCGGATGCATTTTCAAATACTATATTTGAAAAGTTTATGTAATCTTTGTTTGTAATCGTAAGGACATTGTTTGTTGTTCCCGTTGCAATATTTGCAACGGGTGTCAAACGAACTGGCCCTGCTGTGCTTGACGTAAACGTACCAGTAGAGTCACCGATAAAGTTAATTTGACTTCCAGATGTCCCTGTCGCTCCAGTATAAGTGAGGCTTGAAGCATTGAGGTAATTTCCCGGTGCAAGATAAACCGTATCTCCAGCCGCTGCATTTGCTAACGCTAACGCTAGAGTAGTTGGTGAGCCAACTGTGCCGGGATACGCCGCACCACCCGTAGTTGACACATATGCTGTTGCCATTATTCGGCTGCCCCTGTTACGATTTGATTTGCCATAACACTTGCAAACTGTTGCACGATGCTATACTGAAACTCTTCATCCTGCGTGACCCACCAAACATTGACAGACGTTCCATCAACACCAAACGTGCCAAGGATGTTCCCGTTGTCATCTTCAATGTCACCAAACACACGCCAGTCGGTAGAAGGTGCTGGTTCCTTTTGAATGTAAAAGTTCTGGAGATTCATTTGCCCACCTTCAGGCTGTTCGCCTGCACACCCTTGAACGGCATCGTAAGGAACGCCAGCACACTGCTCACCGCAGCGGAAACACCAGCCGCTACCGCCTTGCTTCCGTACAGTGCCATCACTGCGCCCAGCTCGGCGACATCTTGCGCTTGTGCTGTACGGATGCCATCGCCGAATACGCTGGTGAAGGAAGCCACGAAAGCCACGATCACAACTACGACCAATCGCTTGATTGAAATTCCATTCATGTCCTTCGTGCCTCCATGGCGCTAACCTTGTTCTCTAACTTGCCCAGCCGTTGTTCTATCATTCGGACTTCTTGCCCTTGGCGGTCAAGCGATTGAATTATGTTAGCGTTCTGCACTTCGAGTTTAGCAAGACGCACCTGCAAAGCAACCCAAGCCGAACCAATCGCAAACAACGTAACAAAAGCTTGGATGCCCATCTGCACCCACATCTCAGGGCTCATGCCGTTCTCTCCACAAGTCCAACGTGTTGAACCAGCAGATCGGTTTGTCCAAAGTCTGTCCCAACAACGTCGTAATATTTTGATTCATCGCCAACAACATAAACACGGTCATGCGCCATCACATCAGCACCTACCGGAAGGGTAACAGACCACCCTGCTGATGGCTGGATGCCACCGCCTACAATGCTCTCTGTGTCTGATTGGTTAGATAGCCTGCCTTTGTAGTCTGCAACCTTGCGCCACGTCTCAGTAACACCGCCTCTGCCGTCTTCGGTCAACGTGAAGCGGTGAACCTCAATAGGTGTCTGGCAGAGGTTGCGTACCAAGCCAGCCTGAAGCGTTGCACGGAGGATAGGGCTCATGCGAACACCACCGGGCGATAACGTTCAGCCATCTCAATGCAGTGCGCTTTCAGTTGGCTTAGCTTCACATCGCTTGTGCCTTCTTTGGCATCAATCTCGGAAGCACAGCGGGATGCTTTGATGAACCATGCTTGCCGGGTCGCAGTCCGGACATCGTAGCGTTCCACGTTAGCAGGTCCCATATCAACCCACATTAGGACAGGGTCGCTGGTGCCATCTAGGACGCTCCAGCCCTTCCACTGTCCACCAGGATACTCTGCCCATTCTGGTTCTGTGGTCGCTGTAGTGCCAGCCACACGACACTCATAGACCCTGCCATTGGGAGTAGTAGGGACTACACGATCGCCAACAGCATAAGCCGTGCTGGCTGTCCATGTGGAGAACCGTGAGTAGGAATCAAGGATGCTCCCTATCTCGGTTGTGGACAGTTGCGGGTAGGACTGGGCATCGACAAACAAGGATACCTGTGCTATCGCTTCGGCTCGTGTCATCATGTCCTAAGTATCCCACACGAGCATCAGCGTAAGACTAACGCAATAGACAAAGAGAAAGCCCCCGGCA